AAGCCAACCGGCATCACGACAACCGCAAGAATTGGGACGGCCAGTTGACGGCCTTTGCCGACTTCAAACGCGATCACCCCGATGCGTTCCTGTTCATGCACACGTGCCGCAACAGCGCGCGGGGCGGCTATGAACTAGACTGGCTGCTGGATGCCCTGGGCCTGGTGGAAGGCCGGGACTTTGCCTTCAGCGACCAATACACGGAGACACTGGCCGGCGCGAGCGACGCCATCATGCGCGACCTGTACAACGCGAGTGATGTGCTGCTGGAGGCGACCAAGGCCGAGGGATTTGGCGTGCCGATGCTGGAAGCGCTGGCCTGCGGTACGCCCGTGATCTATACGGACTTTGGCGCGTCGAAAGAAGTGGGCCGCGGCTGGGCGGTGGATTACGCGCCGGAGTGGTGCTGGACCGGATCGTGGTGGTGCAAGCCATCCCGGGTGGGCATCGTCGATGCGCTGGCTAACGCGTATGGCCACGACGTGGACCGCGCGGATCTGGTGAGCGAGGCCGCGCCGTATCGCCTGGACACGGTGACGCAGATGTACTGGCGCGACGTGGTTGAAGGCTGGGAGCGCGATCGAGATCGCGGGCGCGAGGCGCAGGCATGACGCTGATCTGGTACGTGTGCCACGGCCGGCCCGATCTGCTGCGCGCGAACCTGCCCAGCGTGCTGGAGTGGAAGCGCGACGCGGACGTGGTGGTCATTGACAAGCACAATGACCCGGCGGTGCGCGTGGCGGCGCACGATGTCGCGCCGGGCGTGCGCGTCATCAGCGGGCAGTGGCGCGAGTTCGCCGACGCGATCAACGCGCTGCTGCCGATGCTGGGCGGAATGGTTGCCGCGGAAACACTCATCGTTTGGCTGGACGACGTGCGCGCCCAGGGACCATTTCAACTGCGCATCGAACTGGCGGCGGCCGGCGGCGCGTGGGTGGGTTTTGAGGCCTGCCCCGATAACTGGCTGACCGAGATTGACGGGCGGCCGGTGGCGTATGTGACCGGGCTGTACGCGGCGACGCTGGCGACCTGGCGCGAACTGGGGCCGTGGCCGACCGAGTACGCGCATTGGTTTGTGGATGTGGAGATGAGTCTGCGCGCCGAGGAGTTAGGCCGCGAGGTGATTGCGGCGAAGATCCCGCTGCTGGACACCAACGGGCTGACGGTTGTCAAGGTGGACGGGCGCGACGTGGACACGGGCGTGCTGGCCGACCGCGAGATTTATCAGCGGCGGTGCGCCGATCGGGTGCGCGCGCTGCGCGCATTGAGGCGAGCATGATTAGCGACAGCGATCTGGCCTACATCCGCTCCCAGGCGGCAAAGTTGCTGCCCGATACGTGCACGATTCAGCGCGTGACGCGACCGAGCGACGGCGCGGGCGGCTATACGGAAACGTGGACGGATTACGCGACCCATGTGCCCTGCCGGCTGGCGGTGGACCGCACGCAGCCGCGCGAGGAACTGCAAGCGGGCCAGGTGGCGCCGGCGCAGCGCTACTGGCTGACGCTGCAGTACGACCAGGCGATTGCGATCACCGATCGGGTGGTGAAGGATGGCCAGACGTTTGAGGTGATCGGGATTGACGACGCCAAGAGTTACTCGACGGCGAAGCGGGTGCAGCTGGTGGCCAAATGAACGTGCGCTGGGATGTAACGATTGACACGCGCAAGTTGGATAGCCTGATCCTGCGGGCGCCGGAATTGGCGCGCAACGCGATCAACGCGGCGGCGATCGCCATTCAGGCGGACGCGACCGAGAACACGAAACGGGTGGACACGGGCGCGATGAAGAACAGTTGGATGGTGCAGCTGTGCGGCGGCGGCCAGGTGGCCAACAGCGTGCCCAGCGGCGCGCCGTTGGTCAGTGTGCCGCCCGGCGGCGCAAACTTTGCAGTGGTGGGCAGCGTGGTGGAGTACGCCTATTACTGGGAAGTGGGGCATCGCGGCTTTGGGCCGGAGTTGATGCTGAGCAAGGCGGTGGAGAAGAACCGCCCGGCCTTCGAGCGCGCGTTGAGCGACGCGTTCCGGCAATACGGGATTGAATGATGAACGCACTGGAAACCGCACTCTTTACACAGTTGACGACGCCGGCCACGGCGCTGTATGCGCTGGTGGGGGCGAAGGTCTACAACCCGATTGCGCCGCAGCCAACCGCGCGGCCGTATGTGCTATTTGCGTTTGGCGGCGGCGGAGACGCGAACGAGACCGCCGTGGATCGGGTGGAGGTGGTGTACCTGGTGAAGGGCTTGGCGGAGACGAAACTGGCCGCCGGGCAGATTGACGATGAGATTCGCGCGCGGCTGCACCAGCAGAGTTTCAGCGTGACGGGCTGGAATTTGCTGGCGTGTCTGCGCGAAAGCGAAGTGCAGCTCGACGAAGTGGTCAACGGCGCGCCGGTATTTCAGCGCGGCGCGCTCTATCGCATCAAACTTGCCAAATGACGGAGGTCAATGATGGCTGAATATTTAGGACGCAGTGCAGTGTTGAAGTTTGCCTCGATCACGTTCGGTCGCTTCACGACGATCGACACGGACGAGAATGTGGACCTGGTGGACAAGAGCGCGGGCAGCGACACGCACGATAGCGTGCTGGCCGGCCTGACCAAGGGCCAGTTCTCATTGAACTCCAACCACAATGCCGGCGATACGGCCACCTGGAACGGCGTTGCGCCGGGCACCGAGGGTACGATCGAGTACGCGCCGGAAGGCACGGCGACCGGCAAGCCGAAGTACAGCGTGGTGGCGATGGTGCAGAATCGCCAACGCAAGCAGGGCTACAACGACATCACGCGCTTCAGCGTGACGTTCAAGTTGCAGGCTGACGTCGCGGCTACGGCCTACTAACATGGATGAGTTGAAGGCGTTGACGCGCGCGGATGTGCTGGCGGCTAAGCGCCCTGAGCACTGGCTCCCCGTGCCAGAGTTGGGCGGGCAAGTGCTCTTACGGGCGCTAACGCTGGATAAGTTTTTGGCTGTCATGAATACAGCCGGCGAAGCCAACGGCGAGTTTGGCAAGCGGCTAGTGGCCGAGATGTTGATCGATCCTGAGACGGATGCGCCGATGTTTAGCGAGGCCGAGATCCAAACGATCGGCGAGCAGCACGACGCGCCGATGCTACGCATCATCAACGCGGCTAAAGCGATGCTGGGGCTGAATGTCGATGTCCCAAAAGCGCCCGACGTCAAATCGTCCGAAACGGACTCTACCGTTACCGCTTCCAGTTAGCCGAGCGCCTGGGTAAGAGCCTGAGCGAAATCGATCAGATGCCCGTCAAGGAGATCGTGGAGTGGCAAACCTTCGACGAGATGACGGGCATCTTCAAGGCGTTGAAAACGGCCGATCCGGCCCTGCCTGACAGAGCCATCTTAGAGATGGTGGATGAAGAGCAAGAGGCCAACGGCTGGATCGGGCGCTATAAATGACCCCCTCCCATCCTCCCCCGTAGCGCTAACGCCGCGATAGGGGAGGGGGAAAGGTGAACTATGTCTGGCGAAATCTCTCGACTGTATGCCACCATCGGAGCGGACACGCGCGAATTTCAAACCGGCCTGAGCGCGGCGCGCAATTCGTTGGTGCAGTTTGGTGGTGAATTGAACGCCTATCGACAGCGCCTGAACGGGCTGGCGGAAACGCTGAACGGCGCAACCAAGGGCGACGTGGCGCGGGCGTCGATTGGGCAGTTGAACCAACTGCTGAACGCCGGCAAGATTAGCGTGCAGCAGTACGACGCAGCCGTGCGGCAGATTCAGCAGGCGCATGGCCTGGCGTCGGCCTCCTCGCAACAAGCGGCGGCGCAATTGACGGCGCTGACCAACTCCTTTGCCAAAGGCGACATCACCCTGACGCAGTACACCACCGCGGTCGATCGGTTGAGCGCCAAGGTGGAAGAGAGCGGCAGCAAACAGCAGACGCTGGGCAGCGTCGTGTCCAGTGTCGCGTCGAACTACATGAACTTTCGCTTCATCGTCGGCGACGTGGTGCGCGCGATGGGCGACTTCATCGGCAGTGGCGCTGAATTGCAAACGGTGATGAGCCGCATCGAGGGATTGACGGGCACGAGCGCCAGCGCGATCCAGGGTTTGACGGCCGATGTGATCGGCCTATCCACTGAACTGCCCAAGTCCTCCAAGGAACTCGCCGAAGGGCTGTACTTTGTCGCCTCGTCCGGCTTTGCGGGTCAACAGGCCATGGACATCCTGACCGTCTCGGCCAAGGCGAGTGCGGCCGGCCTGGGTGAAACCAAGACCGTGGCGGACGCGGTGACCAGCACGCTGAACGCGTACAAAATGGGCGCGGGCGACGCGGCCAACGTCACGGATGTGTTGATTCAAGCCGTGAAGGAAGGCAAGGGCGAACCGGCGGCCCTGGCCGGGGCGCTGG